TTATTATAATATCCCAACATATACTTATATCTAATGCCTCCACGCCTTGCAGCGAACGCTGGAGTAATCCAGTTGAGCAATGTTCTTCCAGTTATGTTGTAATTAACTGCATTTAAACCTCCGTCTCTAGCTTGTTGATACATTCCATTAGTCTGGGCTCGGCCATTATACATAGGAAAGTTCGGTAAGCTAATACGATAGCGCGTGGCTCTACCAGTTTTAGTGCTATCATGACTTCTGGCAAATACTCCACTGAGGTTGTAGCGTTTAAACATATCACGAAATGAATCAAATGTTTCTCCTTGGTAGACAAGGGAGAGAGCACTAGGCGAGCTCGGCTCACCGATTGGCTCTAACCATTCAGATCCGTCGTGACCTGGCTTAGAAGCTTTTGCTGCTTTAGCATTATTGAGTAATCCACTCTGTGAAGTAGCATCCACTACTATTCCACTTTGAGACCAAGAACCATTTACTACAGTCGTTGAATGAATAAATTCTCCTCCAAAGGCAGTCTTCTTGATCATATAATCATCTGGAACTGCTACTTCGTAATCGCTAGCGCCACTAATCCAGGTGACTATACGGACGCTATTAGTGAGATCTTCGTCTGGGCCTGTCAACTCATTAAGTACATAAATACGGAGTTGACCATTTGAAAATTCTGCTTGGTCTAAAGGCTGGTTCGAGTCTTTACCAATACCTAAGGAAGTGGGGCTATCCGGTACTCTAGCCCACGATTTTTGTTGAAACCAGTGAATAGGAAGTGTAAAATCCTTAGTTTCTTCCAGATCAATGACACGTGAAAATACCATATTCGTGTCAGGAATTGTTGTTCCCGTGAATCCTCTAGGATCATAAACTAAAAGAAGTCGTCCCCTGTGAAGGTCACTAGCGTTAATCTGGAAACGATAATTAATGCCACCACGCCAGTACTTAAATGGGAATGTTGCATGCGCCAAAGGCGTCTGCACCCATTCAGTTCCGTATTCTGAAGTTCCGTCATTCCTAAAGTCGCAATGACAAGGAGTAACATTAATGGTTCCTAATAAAGAATTCTCATTGGTAGTGGCGCTCCAAGTAAAATAAGTCAAAAGACTAGACTTGGAAGTTATCGCTTTGATTGACAGTTCATCATCCAAATTTGCACCTGTAATATTATGGTCTACTGTCAGTTCTTGTTTTGGGTCGTATGAGAGTTTCTCAACAGCTTCATCAATTGAACTGTTCGCGAGAATACCGAACATTTGGTGTTTGTATCGGTCAATGGGAGCTACATTCACTGGACGTGAGAAGCCCCAAAGTTCTGCTAACTTTCCGGCGCCCTCAGCTGCCATGCTAGTGGCAGTGGCGTAAGGTCCTATTTCTGGTATCGCACTAAGTTTCCCAGCCCATCTAGCAATGGCTTTTGCCGGCCTAGAAATAATTCCTTTCCCATACTCGTCTTTCTTTACTTTACCAGACTGCGACAAAACTCCTTGAGTCGTTGGTCCAGCCATTTCCACATTAGTCATCCATGCCATCACTGTAATATTGATCTGTCTTTGATCCCCAGCGCCAATTGCTCTGTCGAGCGCTGCTAGAGAGATCATACTAATCTCGCCCATATCCAGGATATCTGTCGAGTCGATCAGATCTAAATAGTTCTTATCATGGAAGAATGGGAGAATTAACTCGCCACCTTGACTGTTTGTTGGATTGATTATCAAGTGCTGTCTTTGACTAAGCAATATAGCACGTTGAAAGTAATCTTGTACAAGATCGACGTTTCCTTGCACGAAATCATAACCTACTCCCTTCGGTTTATAACCACAAATAATATTACCGAAGTAAAATGGTCCACCGTTGATCAGGAACTTTACGTGCATAGTTCCACGGATAAGTGAATAATTCTGAAGTTTATTAATAACTGTAGCATTCGACAAAAAATCATGCCAAGGATTAAACTGAACATCCATATAAAATCCGTTTGTAAGGTTATGTGATCCAATACGTAGAGGCCTTGATAAAAAGTCACCTAATTCTGTATTTTTAGTTGAAGCTTGTAACCTAGTACTATCGATTGACGTGGAAATATCCACTTTAACTTGATCGATATCCGTTTGAAACTCCATTGTTTCTTCCACCTCGGATTCAGTAGTAGTAACTGCGCCCTCCTGGCGCATTTCTCCGGACTGAGAAAAAGCTTGCACATCTGGATCTGATGTATAAGGTTCGAGTTGTTTAGCTTTCCATTCCTTGAA